CCAGGGGGATTCGGTTCGGAAGGATTTGGCCCAGGGGATTTCGGGAAAATTGGTGGCCCCTTCGGCTTTGGAAGTAGTCCAGGTGCCGGACCTGGACTTTCAGCTGATAGCTATGGAGATGCTTTGATATTAGTTGGAAAGATTGTGAATGGAATTGGTCTTACTGTAGCGACTGTCGGGGTTGGAGCAGCCGTTGGACCTGGAACTCAACCTCTCACTCCCAGTTTAGTTGTGGAGGGTTTTGCAATAGGTTTAGCTGGAGCATTACTAGTAGATCAAGGGACAAAGCACAATGAATCAACTTCCAATAAAACAATTACTGTTCCTGTGGTAGTAATTGATGACTCAACTGATGATGATATTGATGACTCAACTGATGATGATATTGATGATTCAACTGATAACAATACCAAGGATCCAAAGCAACCACGTAAAACTGACCTCTACCCAGATCCAGATGGTGGTGGGAGTGGGGATCCAACCCAAATGTGGGATGAGTTTGGAGAAGGTGGCAATCCCAACACAATGTGGGATGATTCTTATGGCGGAGGCCTAGGAGGCCCTAATATGATATGGGATGAAAAATTTGGGGGCGAAGGCCCTACCATGAAACCAATGGTCATCAACGCTTCAGTCATGACCGGATCAGGTCTGCTTAGTGGTGTTACGCGGATTGGCCCAGCTACCTTTACCTTTTAAATAAATCATTTACACTTAACTTTTCAACTGTTAATTAATTGAATCAGTATAGCTATAGCTGTTACTGCCAACAAATAGATGTCATCATAGGAGAAATATAAGGATGACTTCGTGATATCTATATAGTGCTTTTTGGAGGGAATTGAGAAAAGTTTGAATCTTATAGTACACTCCCCTGCAACTTAAGTAATTGTCAATTCTAAGTGGAGAACTGAATCTGACTTAGAATTAGGTACTTACATTATACAAGAATAAAGAAAGCTATCACTCATCTTAAAAAACGTTGAATAAACATCAAGTTGGTAAGGCTTGCAGAAACATTTTTATATAGGCTTGTATTGTAAAATAAATAAATACAGAATATAGTCCGGCTAGAAAACTAGAGGACACCAATTCATTAAAGCGGCAATTAAAGCTGTTTTAGGGATAGGTGTCCTTTTTATTTTTGAAAAGGGAGATGGGGAAATGAAGGCGCTAAAAGATCAGTTACGCGAATGGAAAAAGCAATCAAAACAAGCTAAGAAGAAAAATAAGAAAAAACGAAAAGAAAAATTAAGCACTCGTGAGATTGAGGATTTAATGGGGATGCATAGACCTTGTTATGAACGCAGACGTGGGGCAATAAGACAAAAGTAATTTAAAAATAAAAAGGAGTGGTCTTACATGACTAAACAATTATCTTTCTTACCAAAAATTGATAGAACAGCAACGCAGAAAAAATTAGAAGGTGTTCTCGAAAATGTACGTTTATATAGACAGTTTGGAATGATGCGTGAAGAAATGAAAGTCACTCCTTCTTATGAAATCAGATATCACGGACCTACAAATGATGTAGGAAAGCCATTAGAAGATGTAGCGATGGCTAATATACAACAAAGTAAACGAGAAGAGTGGATTAAGAAAACGTCACTTCGTATCGATCAATTCCTAAATCGTTTGGGTAATGGGCGCGCAGGAAAGGATCAGAGAAATATTATCATTAAGCGTTATTTAGAAGATGAAGATGTATGTGATTATATGGTTTATAACGAAATTGGTATGAGCGAGCGTACTTATCGGCGTGTTAAGGCTAGAGTGTTTTATAAACTTGCTTTTGCTCTTAGATTAGAAGTTTATGAGACAGAAGAAACTGGAGGGATTGAATAATGAATTTTGTTCAGCCAATACGTGATCCAGAGCAAATACAACAAATTAAAGAGTATTTAAAAGAAAAGAGTGAGCGTAATTATATCTTGTTTGTAATGGGAATTAATACAGGTCTACGTATTAGTGACATTCTAAAACTGAAGATTGGAGATTTAAAAGGAAGCCATATCTCAATGCGTGAAATGAAGACAGGTAAGCAGAAACGAATTCAGATCACTGCAGCATTAAGAAGAGAATTGAAATGGTATATCGAAGAGATGGAAGATCATGAATATCTAATCAAGAGCAGGCAAGGAAAGAATCGACCAATAGGAAGAAGTATGGCATATAAAATACTTAGTACAACAGCAACAGAATTTGGTCTAGATGAGGTTGGGACACATACACTACGTAAGACATTTGGATATCATATGTACATGCAGACAAAAAATATAGCATTGCTGATGGAGATATTCAATCATTCAAGTGAACGGGTAACATTAAGATATATAGGAGTAAACCAAGATGCAATGGACAAAGCGATGACTAGGTTTAAAATCTAATCATCGCTTTTTTCTTAGTAATTCTATACAGTTACTCATTTTTATTGTGTTGTGTAACTCAAAAAAGAAAGTGTTATGAAGCTATGAATATCAAGGGCTGTAGCATTTGGCTTAGTTACACAAAATAGAACATATGGGTAAGTGGAAAAAAATTTTTAACAAGATTTACCTTAATGATAAAATAATAGATAAAGAGAGGAGGATTAGTTTATGAAAGAACACACTGGATGTAAGAAAGATGAGAAATTAAAAGATGAAGGTAGGATGCCATTGAAATTTGAGTTTGAAAAAGGTTTAGTACAGCCCAAAACAAGAGAAGAAAAATTGTCTGAAATAATTGAATGGGACAAAAGAGCGAGAGCGATGGGGCAACCGATATTCGAGGCGGTGAAATTAAGAAATGATATGTTCACCTTTAGTGTCGAATCTCTAAATGAGATGGGGAAAGCATTTAAAGATATGGCTAATCAGTCATTATTGATGATGTCAGAAGCGCTTAATAATATGTTAAGTGATATAGACTGGGAAGCAATAAATCAGGGGTTAGAAGAAGATGCAAGGAATCTAGAGAAGCGTTTAAAAAAGTATGAACAATATTTCTGGTGCCTAGATATGGAGCTAGTTGCTCTTATAGAAGATAGGGAATTGCGTTTTGAAAAAATTCCAAAATACATTGAGGAAAACCTTGAGACTTACATATCAGAAATTAATAAAGAGCCTATATATAAATTCCATAATACCCTTATTAATGAAGCTTATGAAGCGTATAAAGCTGGACTATATAAATTGTGTACCTTTCCATTATTTGCGACATTGGAGTATGTAATGACATCTTGGTATAGAGGAACAATAAATGATGACAAGCAGAGTATTAACCAAACAAAGTATGTAAAAGGCTTATGGTCAAGTATTCATCCTATAAAATATAAAAATGTAGAAGAAGATCCGACGTTCAAAGTCTTCTCGTTATCATTTATTCGAGTCTATAGAAAAATGTTCAATACTCGATATACAAGTTCTAAATTGAATAGAAATACAATTGCTCATGGTTTTCATGAATATGATTCAATTAGTAAAAATGATGTGTTGAAACTTTTTCAAATGCTTAAGGCTGCTACAATTTTAACAGTATTTGATAAAAATAAATTACCGATGAAAAAAGTGGCAGAGTCGTGACCGCTTTTTGGCAGGAAATGTGCCGGTTGTTTTGGAATCAACGTGATATATTTGTATTGTGAGTAGTGGCGGAAAACACAACTCACTATGTTGTTCTTAAATTTCTAAACGGTTCGTAATGACGGTAAATAAAATCCGAAACCAGTAGATGGTATTGATTGAATGCTACCGTTATTAAGGAGAGCTTTTGCTCTTCTTTGGGTTAACAATATCCAAGGTAGACGGCATGTGGAGAACCTGATAAGTTCACCAAGAGTGTCTGGGGTGGGTGTTAGCTGAGAGAAGAATAAAACTTCATTTACCGTATTTGTTATAGGTAAAAGCACCCTTATGGGTGCTTTTATTTTGCGTCTCTTTTTGCAATAGCAGCTTTCGCTCCAGCCGGTAGCTTATCAAATAAGGAAGCAATTTTCTTTTTCTTGGTTATCTGTTCATCAATGATAAAGTTGATCAATTCAAAAATAGCAATTGCAGTTTCAACGTCAGCTGATAAATCCAATTCACCTGGGTGAACAGCGTTATTTCCAACTACTCTTAGTGTATCAAGAGCTTGTTGTACCTCAACAGCTAGTCCTTTTTCTACCAATGAGGCAATGTCAGCATTTATATTTTCACCTTTTTCTCCAAGCTCCACCATTAATTTCTGTAAACAAAGGCGCAATAGTGAGGCTGCGCCTCTTGGAGATACTGTAGCTATGCTGGCAGCTTCTAAGTAATCTAGCTTAATAGACTCAGGCATATCTAAATGAGGTGGTGTGATTAATGTATTATCAGGGATTATTAATGATTTATTGAACCATATCGACTGTTTTGAACAGTGCTCACACCAGGAAATTTCCAAATGGTCTACCAGTATTCCTCCGCTACTTAACATGGTACGATACCAATTTTGCTTTGCGAATACTTGACAGCGAGGGCAGTGAAATTGCTTAGCTTTAAAAGTTGGTGGATAATATGTTTTCGTGTGCAAAAAGAAGCATCCTTTCTGAATTTGATATATTAACATTTTATAACAATTAGTTTTATTTAGCATTAAAAATAGGTAGGTGCTTTTATGCTACTAAAAATATGTAGATGTGGTAAGACAATACTGATGGAACAAGGAATGTGTGAAACATGTTCAGTTATCGCTGAAGAGAGAAGAAAGCAAAGGCACAGAGATTATAAAGTGAAGCGAACGGATATCAATAGTCAGAAGTTCTATAATTCGAAAGCATGGCGAGTAACAAGAACGAGGATAAAGGATAGAGACAATGGATTGTGTCAGCTTTGCTGGAATGATAGCAAGGTTAAACCAATGAACACAGTACATCATATTATTCCTTTAGAAGAGAATGATAGGTTAGCTTTAGTAAGAAGTAATTTAATTTCGTTGTGTGAGAAATGCCACCAGAAAGTTCATAAGCTGTATGACGTTAGAACGGAAAAGTTCAATATACAGAAGAAGTTAAGAAGTTTAATAGGGTAGGGGGATATCAAAAACTTTTTAAGGAGGGCGACGAGTCGCCGGGTGGTCTTTTTTTTCGCGAAAACTCCCTAAATGAAAATTTCGGAAAGGAGGTAGGTAGATGGCTAGACCAAGAGAACCTGTTGACTTAGTAGTTCTGAAAGGAAAAAAACATTTAACAAAAGCTGAAATTGAAGAACGGAAAGCGAAGGAAGTTAAAGCGCCTCATGATAAAGTCAGAGCACCGACTTACCTTCCGAAAGATTTGAGGCGAGACTTTAAAAAGATTTCAGATGAATTAATCAGGATTGAAATTATGTCCAATCTGGATATTGATGCTTTAGCAAGATTTTTAATAGCAAGGAAAATGTATGTAGAAATTACAAATGCTATGCTTGAACTTAGTCCCTTAGAAGAAGTAGTGGATGTAAAAAAGGATCAGGAAGGGAACATCATTTCCGAGAATAGGTATACCATATCTAACGGCGTGTATTCTGACTTACTTATAAATCAAGACAAACTTTTTAAACAATGTAGACAAGCTTCCAGCGATTTAGGTTTAACAATTACATCAAGATGTAGATTAGTAGTTCCAAAACAGACCGAAGAAAAACCTAAAAATAAATTTAATAAGTTTATGTAGGTTGCTATATGAATAGAGTTACTCAATATGCTCTTGATGTATTAGAGGGTCGTGAAATCGCAGGGAAGTATGTTAAGTTAGCTTGTCAAAGGCATTTAGATGATTTAGAAAAAAGTAAGTTAGCGCCGTTCGTTTATTATTTTGACGAAGAAAAAGCAGATCGGTTACTGGAGTATGCTGAAACTTTATGGATAGGTGAAGGTGAAGAAATAGAACCACTTATCCTAGCAGAATTCCAAGTGTTTATTTTCGGATCATTGCATGGTTGGGTCCATAAAGAAACGGGTTATCGTAGATTTAGAAGTAGTTATGTTCAGGTGGGCAGACAAAACGGTAAATCTATGATGAATGGTGTACTAGGGACATACTATAGTAATTTTGACGGATATAATTATGCGCAAGTATACTGTACAGCTACAAAACAGGATCAAGCAAACATAGTCCTCAAAGAAATGATTAAGTTCATTGAAACGGATGAAGACTTAAGTGAATGTTTCAAGGTGAAAGAATATAAGAATACTATTGAAGCGCTTGTAACAAACGGAGTTGTTCGTGCTCTAGGAAGAGATACGGAAAGTATAGATGGATTCCGTTCTTACCTTGGAATTGTAGATGAATATCATAAACACCCTACAAATCAAATGTATAAATTGTTAGAGGGTGGAACAACGAAGTTAAAAGAATGTTTAATATCAGTTATCACAACAGCAGGGTTTGATTTAAATAGTCCTTGCTATGAGTTATATGAGGACTGTTGTAGACTTCTTGAAGGCGTATATGAAGACGATAAACAGTTTGTATACATTGCTCAATTGGATAAAGATGATGATATTTGGGATTCAAGCAATTGGATAAAAGCAAACCCTTTAGTAGCAAGAGATGCAGAAGGAATTGAAACCCTTGAAACTATGGCAAAGACAGCAAAACGTAGGGGTGGAAGTGAACTTCGCAATTTCCTTACAAAGCACTTAAATATTTGGGTGCAATTCACAGACAATCAATATATGAACATGGAACATTGGAAAAAATGTGCTTCAGATTTAGATTTAGAGGACTTTAGAGGGAAAGAGTGTTACTTAGGCCTTGATTTATCTAGCGGCGGTGATTTAACGAGTTTGGGGGCAATATTCCCATATTTAAAAGAAGAAGTGAAGAACTATTTTATTCACTCACATAGTTTTATCCCTAAAAATCGTGTAGCAGAGCATATAGAGACGGATAAAGCTCCTTATGACATTTGGATTAGAGATGGATTGTTAACTGTTACTGAGACATTGGGGGGCATTAAAACTGATTATAAATATATAATCGCTTATATAAAACGAATTGTAGAAGAGTATGAGCTAATTGTAAATATAATCGCATACGATCCGCACAATGCAGATGCCTTCTTAAGTGATCTTGAAGAACTAGGTTATAACAGCATCATGATTGTTCAATCAGCAAAGAATTTAAATGATGCTACAACTGATTTTAGACTAGAAGTTGAGGCTGAAAACATCCAATATAATCGTAAAAATCAATTATTAACGTGGAGTATAGCAAACGCTAAAACAGTTTCAAATAGTTTTGGTGAAATTAAGATTGATAAGCATTTAAAAGAGAAAAGAATTGATCCGATTGACGCCATTATTGATGCGTATAAGATGGCAATGAAAGGTGAAGCCGGATTAAACTTGAGCCAATATGTTACGGATGAGAATCTTGATAAATTAGGTTGGTAAAGGAGGTGAATATATGTGGAAGTGGCTCAACAAGATTAAACCAAAGAAATTTCAAAACTCCGTGGCTTTGGATTCGGAAGAGTTCTTAAAGATGTTAGGGATTGATATAGGAAGTGTAGATAAGAACAAATTAAGTGAAATTACTTATTTCACTTGTTTAAGGCTGTTATCTGAAAGTGTAGGGAAATTACCTTTAAAATTGTATAAGGATACAAATGAAGGGCTTGAAAAGGCAACAGAGCATAATTTATATGCACTTTTAAAAATGCGACCTAATCCATATATGACATCTAGTACATTCTGGTCCACAGTAGAAGTGAATAAAAATCATCATGGTAATGCATATGTCTATATCAATACTGATAAAGCTCAAGTAAAAGACCTGTGGATTCTTCCGAGTGAACAAGTGCAAATTTGGATAGATAACGCGGGGATATTCCAAAAAGAAAACGCAATTTGGTATATCTGGGGAGATAATAGATCTGGTAAACAATATAGATTTCGTTCTGATCAGATTATGCATTTTAAAACATCCCTATCCTTAGATGGAATTTCTGGGTTAGCTGTAAAGGATATATTGAAAGTATCAATTGAAAACATACAAAGTGGGGCTTTGTATCTTAGTAACTACTTTTCCAACGGCTTAATGGGGAAAGCAGTAGTGCACTATACCGGTGATTTAGACCAAGAAAAAGCAAAGAAAATGGCAGCAAAGATTGAAGAGTTCAGCAGTGGATTGAAAAATGCAGGAAGAATTGTTCCTCTACCTTTAGGGTTTCAACTCACTCCATTAAATGTGAATATGGCTGATGCTCAATTTTTAGAAATTAATAAGTATACGGCGCTTCAGGTTGCCGGTGCATTTGGAATTAAGCCAGCGCAAGTAAATAACTATGATAAGGGTAACTATGCAAATGTTGAAACGCAACAGCGTTCATTTTACGTAGATACCCTTTTATATATTTTGAAACATTATGAAGAAGAAATAAGTTATAAACTCCTTCTTAGTGATGAATTTAAAAGCGGTTATTGCTTTAAATTCAATGTAAATGGTATTTTACGTGCTGATTTTGCGATACAGATGGAAGGGTTATCAAAAGGTGTGAACAATGCCATTTATACACCAAACGAAGCCAGAGAATTTGTAGACTTGCCACGTAAAAAAGGTGGCGATGAATTAATGTGTAATGGCAACTATGTACCACTAACTTCAGTCGGGAAAGGAGGTGAAGGAAATGGACTGGTTACAGATTAAAAATCAAACAGAAGATACACCATCTCTTTATTTTTATGGTGACATTGTCTCTTCTTGGTGGGGCGCTTGGGAGGATGAAGATCAATATCCTGAGAATGTAAGAAATATCCTTGATAGTGTGAAAGGAAAAGACTTAAATATCTATATTAATAGTGGTGGCGGGTCAGTATTCGCAGGTATGGCCATCTATAATATGATTAAACGCCATGAAGGATATAAAACGGTTCACATCGATGGACTTGGAGGATCAATTGCTTCAGTTATTGCGTTTGCGGGAGATAAGTTGATAGTTCCATCTAATGCATACCTAATGATTCATAAGCCGTGGAACGGTACGTATGGTAATGCAAATGATTTTAGAAAGATGGCAGATGATTTAGATGCAATTGAAGAAGGGATTATCAATGTTTATAAGGATAATCTAAAAGAAGGCGTAGATATAGAAGTAATTCGAGACATGGTACAAAACGAGACGTGGTTAAATGGTTTTAAAGCTAGTGAATATTTTAATATTGAAGTAGCAGCAGAAAACACAGCAGTTGCTTGTACAAGCAACCTTTTTAATGAATACAAGAATACACCGAAAGCTTTTAAAGAACCAAAGAGAAATCAACCACAAAATAATGAACAAGAAAAAATCAATAAATTGATGAGGGAGCTAGAATTAATCTAACTCTTTTTTTATTGCTCAATTTTAAGGAGGAAGCAAGATGCCAAAAGAATTAAGAGAATTGTTAAATAAAATTCAGAATAAGAAGGCAGCAGCAAGAGAGCTTTTAGCTCAAAAAAAGCTTGAAGAAGCAGAAGAACTTACAAATGAAATCAAGGATTTACAGAAGGAATTCGATATTGCTTCAGCCTTGTATGAAGAGGAATTAAATAATATTCCTAATGATCCAATTCCTCAGCCGCAAGCAAATACAGTACAGCCTAATGATGCATTCGTTAACGCAATGAAAGCAGCTGTTGGAAAACATAGGTTATCTGATGATGAAAAAGAAGTATTAAATGCAACTACAATGACGGAGGGTATTCCAGCTGATGGCGGTTTAACTGTTCCTAAAGATATTCGTACAGCTATTAAAGAGTTGCGTCGCAGTGGTCCAGATGCGCTTGAAAATCATGTGAATGTTGAACCTGTATCTACGGTAACGGGATCTCGCGTTATTGAGGTAGAAGCGGATTATATCCCATTTGATAATGTGGATGAAGCGGCAGATTTCCCATTGATGGAAGCACCGAAGTTTGAAGATATTCAATATAACGTTAAGAAAAAAGGTGGCATTCTGAAATTTTCTAAGGAGCTGTTTTCAGATACGGCAGAAAATATTCAAGCCTATATTAAAAAATGGACATTTAAAAAGTCAAAGGCTACTCGTAACGCTTTGATTTTAAAAGCACTAGCTGATAATTTTGGAACTACAAAAATAGCGGTTAAGACTGTTGATGATTTAAAAGATATTTATAATGTGAAATTAGATCCGGTCATTGCAACAACATCGAGTGCGTTAATGAATCAGGACGCTTTTAATTTTCTTGATAAATTAAAAGATAGTGATGGCAAATACATCCTTCAACCAAATCCAACAATGCCAACGCAAAAATTATTATTTGGCAAGTATCCGATTATTGTTGTAAGTAATAAAACATTAAAAACGGATACTGTGAAGAAGACAGCACCACTATATTTCGGTGATTTCAAAGAAGCTATTACTATCTTTGATAGAGAAGCATTATACATTGAATTTTCGGAACAAGCAGGAGATTTATGGGGAAAAGATTTAGTAGGTATGAAAGTGCGTGAGCGTCTAGATGTTAAACCGGTTGATAAAAAAGCAGTTATTGCTGGTGAAATTACATTCGCTTAGTAAATAGAGGGGCTTTTCCCCTCTTAGTTAGGAGGGGTTTTATGCTATTAGATATGAAATTAACTAAAAAGTGGCTGAGGTTAGAAGAAGAGGACACAGAAGAAGACGATATTTTAACCCTTTTAATCGATAATGCTGAGATTTATGTGAAAAAAGCAGTTGGCAAACACTACAATGCTAGTGAAGAAAACCGAAAGCAAGCACAAAAAATCGCTTTGGTTTTAATCACGAATTGGTATGACAATCGTGATTTTTCCGGTCAAGTGGATGAAAAGGTGCGCTATACAATTAGAAGTATGGTATTACAACTTCAATTAAGTGAGGAAACAGCATGAATCCGGGAAAAAGAGATAAAAGAATTGTGATTGAACATAAAACCGAAAGAAAAGATGAGGAAGGAAACGCGCTCCCGGCAGGTTGGGAAGTTTTTTCTAAAGCGTGGGCAAAGGCTGAAACTCCTGTAGGTTCAGGGTTTAATTCTGAAATCTTTAAGGGGAATGCGGAGTTTGTTATTAAATTAATAAACTTTACGATTCCATATCGGAAAGGCGTACATTCTGATATGCGTGTGCAATATCGAGGGAAACTGTTTGAAATTAAATCAGTGATTGATATTGATGAAAAACACAAAGATATGTGTTTAATCTGTGAGGAGCGATCCAATTGGCAGAGTTAGAGGTCTTTGGTATAGAAGAGTGGATTCGCGAATTAGAGAATTTGGGTCAAGATGTACCTAAAATCACAAAAGAAGCATTAAAAGCGGGTGCGGGAGTATTTAAACAGAAGCTAGAGTTTCATTCTCCTGTAGGGCCTGAACCAAACACACCAACACCAAAGCAGCCGTGGTGGGATGGAAAACATGCTAAAAATGCTATTGAAGAGGGAAGAGTCGTAAAAAAAGGCGGCTCTTATTTTATTGAAATAGGATGGGATAAAGCAGATCGATCTCCTCACTTCTATATGAAGTTTCAAAACTGGGGGACTAGTAGAAATCCTAATCCTCCGCATAAAGGCTTTGTAGAGAAAACATTGGTTCAGAGTGAAAAAGAGGTGTTGCAAGCAATGGAACGAGAATTTATGCGTAGGGTCACAGGACGATGAAGAACTTCAATAAAGATGTGTTCGATGTATTACGTACAGATGCAGTTATTAAATCCGAGTTAGGTGGAGAGTTCATATATCAGTTTGTAAAAGGTAACGACAATACACCTATATGGATTACATTTTCCGAATTAAATACATCTCCAGGTATGTATGCGGAGAATGAGGAAACAACCTCAAAAGTTATGTATCAAGTTGATATATGGTCAATGTCACCAATCAAATCACAATTAAAAACCGCAGTTCAGGCAGCTATGAAAAAGCTGTCTTTTCAGCGTTTAAGCACTTATCCAGATTATGAAATGGATACAAAAATTTATCGATATGGTTTTCGTTTTGTAACGGAAGGCATAAATTAAGGAGGATAAAAAATGATTATTGATTTTAGAGATTTACATTATGCAGTTTTAACTGAAACGCCAGATGGTAAATATACTTACACTACACCGAAAAGAATCGGTAAAACAGTTAGTGGTAAAGCTTCACCTAAGGCAGAAGGAGCAACTTTTTATGCAGAAGGTGGACCGGCAGCAACAGCTAGTGCATTCGGTGGTACTGAAATCGAGTTAGAAGTTGATAAGTTGTCTTTAACGGTTTACGCGGAATTATTAGGTAAAAAGGTTGTAAAAGGTCAAGTAGTTGATAATACAAGTGACGTTCCTCCTTATGTAGCTTTATTGTATCGTTTACCATACGACAACGGGAAGAATTTATATGTATGTTATTACAAAATGAAGTTTGAACTTCCAAGTGATGAACATAAAACAGCAGAAGACAAACCAACATTCCAAAGCGCAAAAATTAAAGGTAAAGCAATCCAACGAGCGGATGGTAACTGGAGACATCGATTAGATGAAGAAGAAGTTGGATTTGATGCAACGGTTGCATCAAATTGGTTCAAAGCAGTGCCAACCCCACCTGTTGTAGTAACGCCTTAATAAAATAAGAATAATGGGATGGCAAATGTCATCCCTATTTTAATTTAGGAGGAAAAGTGCATGAAAATTACTTTACAGAATGCAGAAGGTCAAAAGGATTTTTATTTACCACAGTTTATTCCGGGTTCAGCAACTTTTGAAGCATCTACACTAGCAGATGAGTTACAAGCGGAACTTGTTCCAAAAGAAATCATTGAAAAAGCGGCTAATTTCATAGCGCGTGTGTATGGTAACCAATTTACGGCACAGGAATTTGTTGAGGGTACTCATGTATGGTTTCTAAGTCTTACAATTCATTCTATTTGTTTAACAATTATGGGCCGTTTAAATGAGGCAATACAGGTAATGGAAACGGTAGAAGATGCGAAAAAAAAGTTGATGGAGCAACTAGAAATGAAGCCGAAGGAAACACAGTCAAACATCAAGACATCGTAATCAATATTTATAACTTATTAATGGATGCAGGAATGACCCAAAACCAAATAAATGAGATGGATATTGCGTTTTACTTTACCTGTTTAGCAAGAAGACAAAAAGCTAATCGAGTGACAACAGCAAATCAAGCACCAGCATGGTTGTAAAGGTAGGTGAGAATTGAATGGCATTAGGTGATAATACAATAGGTGGTCGCGTCCGGTTGGACACAGATCAATTTGAAAATGGAATTGCAGGTATAAATCGAAGTCTGAAACGAATTGATGCAGAGTTTAGAAATACTTCAGAACAGTTACGTGGCGTTGGCTCTGAGATGGATCAGCTGGAGAATAAGGCAAATCATTTAAATCAAAAGATTGAAGCGCAAACGCAAAAAATGAAGCATTATGAGCAAGCATTAAGGACTTCACAGCAAAAACAACAAGAAATGCGTCAAAAATGCGAGCAGTTAGCTACATCTATGCAACAATTAGAACAAGAAATACAGCAAAGTACACAAGCATACGGGAAAAATGCACAAGAAACAAAAGATTTACAAGCTCAATATAATCAATTACAGCAAGAATATAAACAAGGCACACAAGCTTTGCAACGATTAACAGCACAAGTTTCCCGAAATGATACAGCCTTTAATAACGCTTCAGCAGCCTTACATCGTTATCGGAATGAATTAGGCGATACACAAGAAAGAATGGAACAGGTAGGTAATGTTTCTGGAAGATTGCGAGAACGCATGAACGAAGTTGGAAACACAATGCAAGATACTGGCTCAAGAATTAGTCAAGGATTTGGAGCAGCCGCGGTTGGTGTAGCGGCAGGTGTTGGTGCATTAGTAGTAAATGCAGGTCAATTTGAAGAAGCAAATAAAAAAGTACAGGCTGGTTTAGGACTAACGAGAGAAGAAAGCTTAAAAGTTAGTGCTGTAGCAAAAGAAGTATGGCGTGAAGGATATGGTGAGGATTTAGCTAGTGTCAGCGATTCTTTAGTTAAAGTAAAGCGTAATATTAAAGATATTAACGATGATGAAACCTTAAAACAAGTAACTCGAGACAGTGAAATCTTAGCGGAAACAATGGAGTCGGATGTAAACGAGGTTACTCGTGGTGCGGCTCAATTAATGGGCCGTTTTGGCTTATCTGGACAACAAGCGTTTGATTTATTAGCACAAGGATCAGCTAAAGGGTTAAATTATTCAAATGAGCTATTTGATAATTTAAGTGAGTATGGTCCTTTGTTCCATGAGATGGGATTTAGTGCGGATGAAATGTTTACGATTCTGATTAATGGTAGTAAAAATGGTGCTTATAATCTCGACTATGTGAATGATGTAATGAAAGAGTTTGGTATCCGTGTTAAAGATGGTAGTAAGTCCACAACAGAAGCGATGGGCCAAATGAGCAAGGAAACTCAAAAGGTCTGGCAAGCAATGTTAGAAGGGAAAGCTACTTCAAAGGATGTCTTCAATGCTGTATTAAATGAGTTACGAACTACTGATGACCAAATTAAAGTAAATCAGTTAGGCGTTTCACTTTTTGGCGTGAAATGGGAAGACCTCGAAGCTACTACTATGTTATCTCTAAACAATATGGAAACGGGCTTAGGAAACTATAGTGGTGCAATGAATAAAATGGTTGACGGTTATGATACAAGTGCAAAGCAATGGAAATCAGTCACCAGAGAATTACAAATTGCATTAGAACCACTTGGTAAGGTGATTCTAGATATTGCTAAACAAGCTATACCGGAACTAAAAGAATCAATTAAAGGTGTAGCAGATTGGTTTAACGGATTAGATGATAGTACAAAAAAAGTATATGGTACATCATTATTATTAGCCCCAGCAGTATTAGGGGTAGTAAGTGCCCTTGGAATGCTTTCTTTTGCTGTAGGTGCAATTATAGCGAACCCAATTGTTGCAACAATTGGTGGGGTTGTAATCGGATTAGGTGCATTAGGATTTGCTTTTGCCGAAGCTGGTAAAAAAGCGAAACAAGCAGAAGAAGATAGCAGGAAATACGGCGAGGGTGTAAGCGAAGGTACAAAAAAAGCAATTGAAGGATACGTGAATTTAAAAGAAAAAGCTTTTAAGACGTTAGATGAAATCCCGGTGCTTACTGGGGAAAAAGCAAAAGAAGCTGTACAACGTGCTCATGATGAGTTCGGTAAATTAGCGGATGAAGCCATTCAAGCGATTAATAAAGATAGAGGGAAACTTCAGGCGCATTTAGATAGCTGGTTTTCTGGTGAGACAGATTCAGCAGTATTAAGAGCGAAAGACAAAATTCTAAATGATCAAATGGAAGTATTTAAAGCGCAGGAAGAGGCAGTTATCAAAGCGAATGAGAAAATTCAAAGCTTACTTACACAATATAATGGACAGATATATAAGATGACTGCAGCTGATAAGTCGGTATTTCTTACAGCTTTAAAAGCTATCGATAGTGAAGTAGGAAAAGCAGCTTCAAAAAGCGTGGATGAGATTCAAAAAATAGGTAAAGCAATGGATAACTTCAACAGCAATACTTCTGTTGAAACAATCCAAGGTAAAGTAAAAGATTTAGGGTCTGAATATAAAAAATTAACGAATGAGTTAGATAAGGCTAGACAGAAAGAAATAGAATTTGCAAAAAGTAAAATAGCTGATACTAAAGGGCAAGAGATTGCGATTGCACAAATTAATAAGAAATACTCTGATCAGTCTATCTTAATAACAGAAGGATATAAACAACAACTTCAACAAGCGCAGGAAGTGTTAAAGTCCAAGGGTATTGAAATGGATTTAACAACGGGTATTACGAAAGCCGAAACTGAAAAAATTAAAATTCAAGGTCGAGGATTTGGCGAATACGTAAAGAATTCAGAGATAATCGAGAGTACGAATGAAAATTTATTTAAAAGGCTTCAAGATAGAGCCGCAAAAGAATCTGATTTACGTAAGAAAAGTGCTGATGAGGTAAAAAGATATGGTGAAGCACTAATTGCCAATTCTAATACTGTTTATGATAGCCTTTTTCAATCAACTCGTGAAAAGGCTGTGCAAATTGGTAGTGATATCGCTTATGCATTAGAAGATGGTACAAAGGCTGTTAACTTAGGTGAAAAAGGCGTAGTAAAGGTCGAAGAGTTTGTTGATGGTATAAAAACAGGTAAATATAAGGTTCAGGATGTAGCGGTTGCTCTTATAAATACAATGCGTGTAGAGATGGGGAGTAAACCATTAACCGCAGAGGGTATTAAAGTGATGACTACGTTTGCTGATGGATTAAAGCAAATGAACGTTACAGATATTGCTACAAAATTAAATCTTGATCTTAAAAAGAATTTAGAAATTGATTTGGGCCCACTGGGCAAAATGACATCAACACAATTTGTAAATGGTTTGAAAGAAGGCACAGTTGGTATTGACGCTGTGTTTATTTATTTTCAACAACATTTATCTAAATTAACAGCTACTGATTTATCTCAAGATGGAACCAAAATCATGTCTACTTTAAAAACAGGCATGGAAATGGGCTTCATCGGTGTACAAGATGTATTTAACAAGTTAGGAATAACACTGGACGATCAAACAAAATATGATTTAGGTCCTAATGGACAGTTTACAGCTAGTTCCCTTGCACAAGGGTTGCAAAACGGACAAATTAACATAGATACAGCGCTTGAAGTCATTAGACAAATGGTTGTGCAAAAAACAAATATTGATACAACTCAACAAGGTTCAAATATCTCACAAACAACCGCAAATGGAATTGCTAGTAATACAGCCCCAGAAAATGCAGCAACAGGGAAAAAACAAGCTGTGGAAGGTATTATGGGAAGTACAACCGATGGCGGTGGAGGGAATAAGAGCGGTAGTGAATTAGGGCAAGGGATAATAAATCAAGATGGCTATATTAGAGGAAGTGCTTTGCAAGTAGTTGCTAGTGTTCATGGTGCTTTTAACACGATTAATGGAAATCCGGCAGGTAGTCAAGGGGGCCAAGGTTTTGCAAGTGGTATCGTCAATCAAAATGGTTATATCCGAGGGAGTGCTCTTGGAGCTGTAGCTTCAGCTCATGCTGGCTTTAATAACGTTAATGGTACGCCACACGGTCAAAAAGGTGGAAATGAGTTCGCTCAAGGTATGGAGAATACCCAGGGACGAGCAAGATCAAGTGGTTCTAATGTAGCAGAGAGTGGAAATTCTGGATTAAAAAGCGTTAGTTCTGTTAGCCCTGGTGAAGCATTTTCAAGTGGATTTGCTAGTGGTATTTCTAATGGGAAATGGAATGTGCAAAGTGTAGCGTCTAGTTTAGCTAGAGGTGCATTTGAAGCGTTAAAAGCTACACTTAATGTGAACTCGCCCTCACGATTGACACGTGATCAAGGGGGGAAACCTTTTAGTGAAGGTTTTGCGCTGGGGATTCAAAAAACATCTTATATGGCAGAAAATGAAAGCCGCACTCTTGGTACAAATGCGTATAAGTCTCTTGTAAATACGCTAAAATCCAATAATTTAGCATTTGCAGGTGTTCAAATGGCGCAAGGACTTGCAACTGGGATTAAGAGTCAATATTCTGTAGTACGAGATGCCTTGCAGGGTTCTGTTACAGAGGCAATTGATGGTATTCGTTCTATTAAACCAGAAGAAATATTTAGTTTTAAAGGTGACGATCCGTTAACCAAATATTTTAATGCAATCTTTGTGGATGGAGATTGGCAAAACGATTGGATTACTCATATTCCTGAGAGTATGCGCGATATGGTTAGAGAAATTGGACGACAAATGGAACGTTTTGAAGGACTTTCAATTTATGATGTTGGTAATCTTTCTAGATGGAGAGAAGTGTTATCTGATAATCCTAATGCTATACAGTATCGCCCGGACAATGATAATCCAGATAAGGGCCAATATATGCCATATAGTAACAAAGACCTTGCACAACAAAGACCATTACAAATTTTAATAGATAGAATGGTTCTTGCAGAATTATTAATATCTCCATTGGAGCTATTGCAAGGACAGAAATTCGAGACAGATTTATACAATGCAGGGGTGAGACGATGACAAATCAAACTCTTACAATTATTCAGGAAGATGGTTCTAAGTTTGTTATTTCATCTAATGACAAACTGACTGTTTTAAACTTTCTTCCTAATTCCCCTTTCTATAACACTGGATACGAAAAGTTAGATGGGAGACATGGGGAAATTGATTTAGGTGGAAGTTTTAATTCAAGGGAGGATATAAAATCTTTATTTCTCGCAGAACCACATGGGATAGATGATTTTTATAAAGTCCGTAATTTTATGTTCCGTCTTTTCGCTTCGCAATCTCCGTTTTATATTGTTTCAAATAGAGAGCCTGAAAAGCGTTGGAAAGTACGAGTGTCAAGTAAGTATGAAGTAGAACCACAGGCGAACGGAAACTACAGTCTTATAGAAATTCAGTATAAATCAGCGAATGCTTTTGCTGAATCCTTACAATCGACGTTAGAAAAGATGCAAACAGAGTATACAAGAACAACAGCTACATTCTCTATTGATAATAAAGGTGATGTAGAAATTGATCCAAGGCAGATGCCTTTACGAATTACCTTTAAAGGGGCTTCTGAAAATCTTAAGATTAAAAACAAAACAACGAAAGAAGAATGGATTTATACTGGCACAACAACTGATAAAGATACAATTGTGATAGATCAAGTGAGAAGCACGAAAAACAGTTTATCCGTGGTTCGAGATACAAATAAAAAGGCAATATCTTTGAGGGCTGGAATAAACGAATTCGAAGTTACAGGCGCTAAAGGCGCTTTTTCTATTTCGTTTGATTTTCGTTTCCAATACTTTTAGAAAGGAGGTGTGATGTTGGAATTAGTTACAGTAACTGATATAGCAGGAAATACAGAGATACTAACAGGCTTTCCAACTATAACTAGAGTTCGTAGGGTGAATGGGGAAAAAGGGATTAGTTTTTTACTATATCCTACAGAAGAAAATACACATTCTTTTCCATTGGTACAAGAAGAAAGCAAAATTGAATTTGATGGTGAAGTTTATATCGTAAAGCATTTAACGGAGAGAACTATAGAAAGTAAGTTTTACAAAAGAGTTGAATGCATTCATGAATTTTACGTAAATATGCTGAATAAGCAACAATACAAAGTTCATAACGGTAGCATGACTTTTCGTGATGCGGTTGATTTTGTCTTTGAAGGGACAGGATATCAAACAGTAATTATTGATCAGTTTTACGCACAAGATTTTCAAGAGTTTGGAAAAGAAAATCGACTGGCGTTACTAAAAAAGAAATTAGAGCGCTATAAGGCAGAAATATCGATTCGTGGAAATCTCGCCAGCTTTAAAGAAAAAATAGGGGAAGATACTGATTTTCAGTTTAGGTACAATTTCAATATCAAAACATTTGAAAGAGAAATTGATACAAAGCCCCTTGCGACTTATATTCGTGGATATGGTAAAGACGGGTTAGAGAGAGAATACACCAGTCCGAATGTACATAAATTTGGGCTAATTGAAGCGGATTCCATAGATGACGAACGTTTTACAACCATAGATGGATTAGACAAGGCATTAAAAGAAAACCTACAGGATACGCCAGTTGTTAGTATGACAATTGACTTTATAGATTTGAGAAAAGCCGGATACCCTTACAATGTGCCAAATGAAGGGGATCGGGTTCTTTTAATTTATGAGCCAATGGATATTGATATTGAAACCAGAATTATGGAGATTGAGGAAGTGTTTAATGCGAAGTTAGAGCCGATTGCATGTAGGGTTACACTAGCTAACTATAAAAAATCTTTTGGTGGGACACTTTTTCAAACCGTACAGAAGGCAATGAGTGGCGTTGTAAATGAAGATGGGAAAATTAAATACAATGCCTTAGATGAAGGAGTTAAACGTGCAAGTGAAGCAATTAAGAATGCTCAAACAGAATTAACATTCGAGAATGGCATACTTGGCGTTGATCCTAAAAATCCCAATAACCTTATTGCATTAAATAGTGCTGGAATAGGTATTAGTCGAGATGGTGGGAAAACATTTAAAGAAGCACTTACTTATGAAGGTCTTGTTACTTCGGCAGGTTTTGTTGGTCAACTTGATGCAAATAACATTAAAGTTGGACCGGGTACATTTTTTGAAGAAGGTTATGATCCTTTTAAAGTTTCTAATAGGCTAGATACTTTGATTGATAACTTATCAGAAGATAACGTAATTACAGTGATTGAAAAACAATTTCTAAGTGCAGAGTGGGTAAAAATTCAAAATGAGTTTAGTTCGACCATGCAGATTGCAGCAGGGTATTGGAAACCGGAAGAAAAGATTTTCGAAAGAGATATGTACACACAAAGATATGAAGAACTGAAGAACTTTTTAACCGTTGAACATGATGAAAATAATCAGGCAGCCATTTTATCACCGAGTAATATGATAAAAGATTCGGTTATCAATGGTGACAGATATAAAAGTTGTTTAACGAATTACTTTGAATCTAGGAATAAGATGAATGAGTTAATTCTGTTTCGTACAAAAGAGATTGCTGATACGGCTCAAAAAAATGTAGATGAAGTAACGAATCATATTGTATATAAAGTTGAGATTCGAAGTACAAACGGAACTACATTTAAGAACGGTCAAATTAGTACAGAACTTGAAGCGCGTGTGTATCACGGAGCAACAGACGTTACGAATACAATTGATTTTATATATAAATGGACAAGAAAGTCCGATGATTCGCTAGGGGATAACACATGGAATAAGGCACATGAAAATGCTAGTAATAAAGTCGCTATTACAAATTTAGATGTAAATATACGAGCTACATTTGCATGTGAAATAAAGAAATTATAACCGGAAGGAAGATGAAGAATGGCAGTTTTAGCAAGTGGTCAAATTACTTTAATTGATTTGAACGATGCAAAAAGTTTAACGGGGTACATTGGATCAAATCAGGCGAAAGTACAAATTTTCAACCCGAATGGAAATACTTATACGCCTAACTGGGCAACAAATAATATGATATTAACGCCTTCTTTATTTGTATCGGGTACAGCAACTGATATTATCGGACAAGCAAAGAGCATTACATGGTATGAGCAAGGTAATAACACTCCAATTGCAAATGATACAAATTATTCAATCGGTACTGGAGTTGGAAAACCACTCACAATTAAGGCGAATATTTTAGCATCTAAAAATCAGCAAGTATATCTTTGTGAAGTGGTATGGACTGATCCATCAACAGGGTTGGATATCACATCTAAATTGGATATTGAATTAGTAAAGGTGACGAACGGAAGCAATGGAACAAATGGTAGTAATGGTGCGAACGGTCAAAACGCTATTGCTGCATACGTATGGGCACCAAATGGGAACATTTTTAGAAATAGTGCAGGTAGTCTTATCGCTGAATGTGATGTCTTTAATGGTTCCACGCAGCAAACAGCAGGCGTTACGTATCAATGGTATAAACAAGATGCTTCCGTTTCTACAGATCAAGGCGGAGGTGTCGGATGGTTAAAACTTACTTCCACAGCAACAGGCGGGGGAACAAGCGGACATATTACTGATAAATTAACAATTCCAGCCGGAGCTGTAGCAGGGATGGCATCTTTTAAATGTATTGCCACTTATAGTTCTAAAACGTATGTGGATGTTGTTACGTTTGCAGACCAAACAGACCCATTGCAAGTAACACCAATAGCACTTACAGGAAACGTCTTTAAAAACGGACAAGGTATGGTACAAGCTATTGCGAAAGTGTACCAAGCCGGAGCAGAAGTAGATGCAGCCGGAACAAAATATCAATACAAATGGTATTTATATAATGCAGGTGGAACGATGGTTCCAAATTGGGGCGGAACAGCAAATTACAAAACAGGAAAAACACTTACGGTGCAAGCTTCAGAGATCACTGGTAAAGGCACTGTAATTTGTGAGATTGAGTAGGTGATGGTGTGCCAAAAGCAACAGGCTTTTTAACGTTAATTGATTTAAACGATGCATTAATTAGTGGTTCAGCTCCTAGTAATCCAACTACAGGAACACTATGGATAGATTCGTCTGTTAAACCCAACATTATGAAAATGTGGGATGGGAAGAGTTGGGTAGTTCAATCCTTAGACTTAGCATCGTTGGATAAGGATGCAAATGACAAAATTGAAAATGCAACTACTACTCTTACAAATCTTGCTGACGATTCGAAAATTGATACTACAGAAAGAAGTTATGTGAAAGATAAACTAGCAAATATAATTGGATCTGTTTTGCCTGATACAGCAAACACCTTGCCGGTCGCTACGGCTTTAGATAGTGGAGGCAAAGGTGAGTTTTACTCTGTCCGCAAACAGGCAACCAATATTGGAATACCAACTTCAGATACAAACTATGTAGCCGTAGCAACTCAATACACAAATTTAAAAACGTATTTAGAAGCTCTTACACCGATTGATGCATGGGATACATCCATTGGTAATAAAGACAAGGTAATCCCGATCAATCCCACCGTGTGGCGTGATACATGGCTCAAATACTATCAATCTGTGGACGCTTTAAGCGAATTGATTCAAGCAAAAGCAAAAGAAAACGTGGATAATCAAATGCCCGGCGGAAGAAATATGCTTAAAAATACAGCCGATTTTATTGCAAATAGAATGTGGGCTGATAATGGTTCAGGACCCGCCTATCCAGACACTTCCGTTCTTTATAACGGTAAAACAACATTAAAGGTTCCAATGCCTAATGGTGTGAAGTACCTTGATAGGAACATGCCTTTAAAACGGGATATGTACTACACGTATACAGTGATGGTATATGGATCAGCAGCAGGAGCAGGGGGGAACGTATCACCTTTACACTTTTGGGCGCACACATCAAAAGATACTTCTGGGCAGCAAGTGGAGATTATTAAATATGATCAGTCTTTTCCGGCTAAACAATGGAAACGTATTTATGTCACATTTTTAACACCAAAAGACAAAGATTTATTCTTCACTCCGTTTATATTCGGAGGATTAGGAACAGGTGGGACCTTAAATGTAATAGAGTTTATGCTTCAAGAGGGAAACATGGTAGGAGATTGGACTGAAAACCCTGATGAGGTACAAGCTAGAATTGATAAAATCCAAGGGGATTTACGTTTAACGAGTCCACTTCCAACTACAATGTCGCTGGATTCAAGTGGTATAACAGCTTATACCGCAAAGGCTGATTCTTTTTCCAGAATGGACTATCGTGGAATGTATTGTAAAAAAGGTGCGATACAAATAGAACGATCAGACGGATACAATCTCATCATAGATGGCACAGCGAATTTTGATATGGGTGTGAGTTCTCACGAACCTCCATTTATGTCACCGGGTGTGAATTTTAATGCCTATTGGTACGCAACACGAAATACGACATGGAGTAATTGTAATTATTTCACGTTTAAACATACAGGTAGGTACCTTGTTTTTGCGTTGAGTCTTGCGATTGATCCGGGTTCAGCAGCTCAAGTGAAAATCAGAGATATTTATGGGGCGGATTTATGGTATACCATGCATAGTAAAACAATCGCAGACGATTACTATGTAAATGCAACCATTGATTTAGGTGTACCAACAGGGCAAATGAGATATGTCTATTTAATGTTAGCATCTAATAGTGCGAACCATACAGCATACGCAAGGGTATTGAGTAAATGGCTAGAGAGGTGATACCAATGGAAATGAAAGAAAAGTATGAGCTTCATGAACGGTATAAAACATGTATTTATGCTGATTCAGATGATGCAGGGAATATAACGCGGTTAGAATGTGGTCAACATATTATACCAAGTAATGATTATATGCATTTCTTCCGAGTTGATCGCTATGTAACTGACACTATACAAAACTATAAGGTTGTCTGGAATGGAAGGGTTGCAGAGTTACAGGCAATTGATTTAGAAATAGAAAAATCAGTAAAAGCAATATATTTCGCCCCTACAAAAGAAGAATTAGAACGAGAAAAGGCAGAGATGGAAGCGAAAATTAAAATGCTTGAAGAACAAATAGCAGCACAACAAGTCGCGCCAATCGAAAAAGAATAAGTCAAAGAGGGACAGTTAAATATGTCGCTCTTTTTTTATTGCCTAAAAAGGGGTGGTCAAAGTGGAAGGGTTACAAGATGTACGAAATGATGTACAAGAAATGAAGCAAGATATCAAGGACATTCGTTTAGAAATCAAAAGCTTAGAAAATCGAACGACAGGTAACGAAAAAGACATTATTAATATCACTAAACAGTTAGATAAAATTGGTGCCAATACTACCTGGATATTACGACTTATAGTGGGTGGAATTGTTTTGGCAGCTCTTAACTTCTTCTTGAAAGGAGGTGGTATGTAATGTTTGAAATTACAGTAATGATTGGAATTGTAGTTGGTCTTTCACAAATTGGGAAGACAATTGGATTACAAACAAAATATATTCCGCTATTGAATGTAACGCTTGGCATTGTGCTAGGCGTTTTATTTTTGGGCGGAGATATCAAAACAAATGTATTTCAAGGAATCATCATTGGATTGTCAGCAAGTGGATTATTTGACCACACAAAAATTATGAAAAAGGATGTTGATGCTAAATGAAAAAGACAATGAAACATATTACCTCGTTTCTTATGATTTTAGTACTTGCTAGCTCGTTTGCTACAAGTGCTTTTGCTGATAGAACGCTTATTATTCCTGATTTACCTAAACAACCATATCGTTACGGTGTTGGTGCTTACGAGGGAGTTGTAGCTCATTCTACGGCGACTCCAGAAGCTCCAGCTATTAACATTCAAAAATATGAGTCTCGTACATGGAGAAATGCATTCGTTCATTATGCAGTAGATTGGAACGAAACAATCCAAATTGCTGATACAAAGTATATTGCTTATGGTGGTGGACCAGGAGCAAATAAACGCTTTGTACATGTTGAACTTTGCGAAACAGCGGATTACGATAAATTCAAACGCAGCTATGATAAATACGTGAAGTTACTTGCTAAAATCCTTCGTGACCGTGGTTTATCTGTGGAAAAAGGATTATGGACTCACTATGATGTAACGAAATACCTTGGTGGAACAGATCATGAAGATCCACTTGACTACTTAAAGTCTCATGGCGTTTCAGAAGCTCAATTTAGAGCAGATGTACAACGAGCATATAACAATTCTAATGTGGATGTTTCTGTGCCTGAGAAGCCATCTAAACCGGCAGAGGTACCAACAGCGGTAACAGATGGAATCGCCTATATTGAAGGCTACAACGTTAATTTACGTAAAGGACCAGATACAAGTTACTCTAAGATTCGTCAGTTAAATAAACCAGAATCTTATGTTGTATGGGCTGAAAAGGATGGCTGGTTAAATCTTGGTGGAGATCAGTGGATTAAGAACGATCCGTCTTATGTGAAGTTTAATAAGAAAAGTACAGTGGATTCTTCTATTGTAGGTAAGCGCGTTGTTTCTAAAGTTAATAACCTACGATTCTATGATGCTCCATCTTGGCAGGATAAAGATGTTGCTGGCTCTGTAGATACAGGATTAGGATTTACGATTGATGCGAAAATGAATGTTAATGGTTCACCTCAATATAAAGTTCACAATAGCATAGGGAAAACATACTATGTAACAGCAAATGAAGCCTATGTGTATGTGAGGTAAATAAAAGGGAGAAAAACAAAAGACGATTCATTTAGAATCGTCTTTTGTTTCTATTTCTGAAAATCGTTTAATTAATCTTCCATCACGTTCAATTGTCTCGAAAAACATCTCATATGGCCTTGCGAAAATTTCTCCGGATTCATTTCGGTATATGACAAGTTTTTCGTTGGTTTCTGAATGCTGTGCAGTACATAGCATTGTGTAAATGGTGCCTTTGAAATGCTTAAACGTCCTCATGATGCTCCTCCTGTTACTCCTTAAGAATCGGATATGCTTGTACACATAAAAGGATAAGCGCACATACGATAATATACCCCAAGTTTTCTAAATTAACAGCATGAGCAATTCCTGTAGTTGCTATAAGAGTTATAAGGGCGATCAACATCTTTTCATTTTTAGCTTTTCTTCGTTCAGGAGAATTTTGAGTAACTTCTGTTAGAAAAATGTCTAAAATTCGTTGAACATTGTTTTCAATCATTTCCCTTGCAAAGTCTAAAATTCTTTGTTTTTCTTGCTCTGAAGTAGTAGGGTAATCTTCATTTAAAAATTGCCGTAATGTTTGTTCTTCCACATGTCTTTGTACAATAGCTCGTAAATTATTCATTATTTGAACTCTCGTACTCCTTCCGTAACATGTCAGCTATTTCTTTGGCAGCTGCGTTAATATGGGTTATTAAGTGATCGCCGAGCTCTTTGGCAGTTTCAAATGATACATTATTTACCCCTCTATCTGCAAGAAAACTTTGAATTTCACTGTCTAGGTGTAATTTAGATGTGTCTACATTTTCAGATTGATAATAAACAGTACTACTTTGCTTGCTATAAGGTTTTAAAGCCTCAGAAGTTAATTTAACTAGTGCTAATTGACAAAACTTAATCCCGGGTGTTAAGAGTATAGGAACTGATGAGTGATTTACAGCTAAAAAACTTAATCTCCCCTCATATCCTGGGTTCATATAACTAGCGGGACTAATCATAAATCCAAGTAATTTAACACTGTACCGTTCTAAAACCTGAGCTGCCATATTTGTTGGGATTTTGAAATATTCATTTGTTTGGACTAATATGGATTGATTAGGTTCTAAATAAAATTCTTCATTTTTAATATCAACTTCCCTATAACATTCCTCAGCAACTTCACTACCTAATATTATAGGCTTTTGTGATTCATAGACTTTTATATGGTTATTTAAAGTCAAATTGATGGTTGCGCCTTCACAATTTTCTGGGATGTAGGGTTTAATGAGATCAGTATTTTGTGCAAGGAACATTAAATCTTTATCACTTAAAAACATTCAATAGCCCCCCCTTAATCAATTATTAAATGTGCTATTATATTAAATATGATGCATTTTGGAAAATATATCAATATAAAATTTCAATCATTTATTTAGACACTTCTACACGAATGAAAGATAGCGCGCTCCATAAAATAGGGAGCTTTTTTGTTTTTAGTCAAAATTTTCTTCACTCCAAATATCCTCAATCCTTAAGTTAAGGGTTTTCGCTATACGCATAGCAACTCGCAGCGTCGGTTCGCTTTTTCCTCGGACAATCATACTTAACGTTTGATCTGTTATACCAGCTCGTTTTGCTAATGCAGATTGTTTAATCATTCTATCAGCTAAAATTACTTTTAATTTACAATCCATAAAATCCCTCCTATTAAAACATTCAATCAATTTTTTTAAAAACCTTTTGATTTTTTTATTGGTGGACAAACAAGTTTTTTATTTCTAGTTCATATACCTATATTACTTCCACTTGGAAGCCTACATGGAAGAGGAGACAACAAGAGGGGAGAGGGCTGTATGCGTTGGCAGTATAATCACTTAAACACAACTTCATACTTACATCCTTCAAAAGAATTACGGTCTATGTACAATGAATCAAGGTCAAGGGTAGAAACAGAATCTATTCTAAATCACATGAAAAATCATGAAGTTTATGATCGAAAAGAATATAAAGGGTATTTTAGTTTGTCGCAGGTATTGGAAGAAGATCTATATGGTGAGGAAGAAGATGTTTTTAATTGGGAAATTCTAATGGATCGTTATGATGTCGGCCGTACAAGAAAAGGTATTACATTTCGTGAAAAGGAAGAGGAGGATTAAACATGACACTAGCAGGGGAAGCGGTAATTATTTGGACGGTAACAGGTTTGTCAGTAGTTGCAATGAAGGTAGCAGAAAAGATGGGTAAGAGTGTTCCTCATTGGCTTCCACGAATAACCTTGTACACAACGCTCGCAGGCTCGTTCTTATATCTTCTACGTTATGTTCTGGTTATATTTCTATGAAGGAATACAATGTGGAAGGCCGGGACAATAGGAAGGCTATAAGAAAATGCTTGTCCTGTTATATTCCAAAAGATTGCAATGTTATCCTTATAGGATATCTAAGGGGGAAATCTTTATGCTGGAGTTACTAATGGTCCCGGCAGCAGCATTAACTTACGCATTAATAAGTGATAAGTTCAAACGAAAAGATGATGATAAAAAGAAAATTCAAGTCTTTTTTGAGGTGAGCGGAATCGCAATTAAAAGAGAAGAAAAGTTACATTACCCAAAATTCCAAAGAAAAGTCGAGGATGATCGCAGCACAACATATGTTTACACGTTGCCTGTAGGTATGCCGAGTAAAATTATTCAAAAGGTCGAGGATGTTGTGAGTGAGGGGTTAAATAAACCTGTTCGGATTCATTATGATAACTATAAATTAAGTATTCGAGTATTTCATAAAAACATACCTAATAAGTGGGAATGGTCAAAAACATTAGTTGAACAAGGGAAATGGCTTGTACCTATAGGGCAAAGCTTAGAAGAGTTAATTTATCATGATTTTGATAAAACGCCACACATGACATTAGGCGGGCTCACGCGAATGGGTAAAACAGTGTTTCTAAAGAATGTAATGACATCTCTTATCACAGCGCAGTCAGATCATACTCATTTATACATTGTTGATTTAAAGGGCGGATTAGAATTCGGACCATATCAAAATTTAAAGCAGGTTGCAGCTATAGCAGAAAAGCCGATTCAAGCATTTCAAGTTTTAAATACAATTCTTGAAAAGATGGAAGAAAAGATGTGCTATATGAAGGAAAGGCATTATACAAACGTTGTGGAAACAAATATAAAAGAACGACACTTCATTATAGTTGATGAAGGGGCTGAGCTTTGTCCAGATAAGAGCATGAGTAAAGAACAGCAAAAATTATTAATCGCATGTCAAAGGATGTTTTCTTATATAGCAAGGATTGGTGGGGCACTTGGTTTCAGATTGATTTTTTGTACACAGTATCCAACAGGAGATACATTACCGCGACAAGTTAAGCAAAATTCAGATGCAAAGCTCGGTTTCAGATTGCCAACACAAACAGCTTCCCAAGTGGTTATAGATGAATGCGGACTAGAATCAATTAAAAGCATACCCGGACGCGCGTTATTTAAAACGGATAGGTTAACAGAGATACAAGTACCTTATATTTCAAATGAAACGATGTGGAATGTACTAAAACAATATGAGGTGGAGAAACATGAATATACAAACACACATCAAATTGAATCGTCAGATGATGATTCTGACCTCGATTAGAAAGCTGAAATTTGCTACACGTAGACATTTAATGGCCATACATGATTTAGGTGGTATAAGAAATGCAAACCGTATATTAAAGGATTTAAGCTCTTTTGTTAATAGTACAGTGTATAAAAAAGAATATGTATATTACTTAAATAAAAAAGGTCGTGCACTATTCGATGATACAGAAAAAATAGTACCAACAATTCGATTAGCACACAGCCTTATGAGAAATGAAGCGTGGCTCTATCTGTTTTGTCCGGATGACTGGCAGATAGAAAAACCTATACGTTATAAAATAGATGATAAAAAGAAGACGATTATTCCGGATGTTAAATTTCGAGATGAAGAAGAAATATTAAATGCTGTTGAAATAGATCGTACACAGATGATGAATGTAAACAGTGAGAAAATGAAAAGGTATGGTGAATTTACGGCCTACTACAAAAATAAATATAAGGGTAAAATACCAATCATTCATTTTTTCACCTTAACGGAATACAGGCAAAAAACTTTAGAACAATTTGCAATGAAACATGGTGTATATGTAAAAGTATATGTAATCCAGGAAATTTAA